TGCTGCTGGTGCTGCTGCTGCTGGTGCTGCTACTACTGGTGCAACATCTTTCCAACCTGTATCAGTTGCAGTTTCAACTACTGCCGCAGGTTGTGGTGTTGGTGCTGCTGGAGCACTTTGACTTACAGCAGTTGCATTTACACTTGCTGCTTGTGTCGGATCACCTGTACGTGCTGCCATACCTGCAGGACGGAAATAGCTACTCCAACGATCTGCATCGTATGCTTCGCCATCTACACTTGCTTCAAACATTTCAGTAAGAATTTTTACTGCGGTTTCATCTGGCTTTTTAGGAAGGAAGTCACTAAGATTAAACAACCCGTGTTGATTTACTGCCGCCATTTCTGCATCAGTTAGAGGACGATCGCGTCGGGCCCAGTTTGATGCACCATAGTCTGCATAGCCACCTTTGGAACCCTTTGAAAGACGGAAGTCTACACCCGCAGTATAATCTGTTGGAAGTTCTTCCATGTCTGGATCCATAAGAGCTGCTTTAATAAGCTGGAAGATTTGTGGACCAATAATGAATCGACGGATTGGATTCTCTGGATTGCCATCATCTGTTAATGGATTTTCTGATACAAAACCTTGGAAAATATATGAACGCTTTTTCCAATATTTGCGACCCATGTCTTCAAGGGCAGCGTCTTTAAACCAGCCACGTACTTCTTGTAGAATAGGACAGCTTTCGCCGTACATTTCCATGCAAGGTACTTGCACTTGCACTGGACGTGAATCAGTTTCGCCTTTAATGCCTGCAAATGGTAGTTTAATCATCAAACGTTCTTTCCAAAAGAAAGTGTTTGTGTCGTCGCCGTCTGGAAGGAAACGGAGAGTTGATTGCTCACCTTCTTTCATATTCCAAAATGCGAAAATTGCGTTGTCGCCTCCACTTGACGAACGATTGCCGCCTGTGTTTGCTTCTTGTTCCTTGAGCTTTGCTCGGATTTCTGCTAATGATGCCATAGTTATGCCTCCTAAATGTTAATGCCTATGTGCTTGTGCGTATAATACGCTGTGCCTGTTTGTGTGCAGCACTATTACATACTACACTGTTAGTTATGACTTGTCAACAATAAAATGACAAGTTTTATTAAAAAATTAGCTGATTATCTTAAACCAGCTAACTCTTGAATTCTATCTATGTTGCTTATTTTTGCAACTTGGTATTTTTCGAACACTTGTCCTAAACGTTCAATAAACTTACTCGCTGGTTTGATATATCTATCACCGTAGTCTTTTTCAACCATAGTTAAGATTGCCGTTTCGCCTTTTGGAAATACACCTTGTTCTCTATCGTAGAAACTTAATATAAATTCACCAAGTGGAGTCTTTTGTTCTTCAGAAGCAAGTACAATCTCATCGCCGGATGGACCAGCTACTTTATCGCCTTTTTTCTTGCCATTCATTTTAGCTTGGCGTACTGCTTTAGCATATGCATTGCCTTCTTCGGCTTCTTCTTCGCTTTCTACTTGTGCATTAAAGTTATCTGAAAACTGTCCTAGCAACTTATCGTATGCTGCGTCAATATTTGATTCCATTGGTGCTGTGCCTCGTGTGCTTCCATCATCTGAACCGTTTGGCATTGTAGTTGATTGCGAGCCTGCGCCAATGTTTACTTCTGGTGCAAGTTGGTACATAAAGCCGCCTTGTGCAGGAACTATCTTATAGTCAATACCCTTTTCAAACTGCTGTTTCATTTGGTTTGGCTGTGATGCTAGTTCTGTTTCTGCTGCACGTTGCGCTAATGCAGGTGTTGCATGAACTTCTGGTCTTGCTTGTGGACGCATACTAGTTGGTCTTGCTTGTGGACGCATACTAGTTTCTGGTGCTGTTTCTGCCATGATATCATCAAACGACAAATCTTGTGTTGCACTTGCTTCACTTACTAGTTTGTAAATGTATGGAAATACATCTTTTAAATCTTCGTTAAACTGTTTAATAGTAAGTTGATCAATCCAATCAGTTTGTACGTCTTCCGGTACTTGTGTATCTTCAATAACTACAAACTCCTCAAATGCTTCTTTGTACATTGTAGGCTTTTGTAATGTTTGAATTCTTTTCTTAACTGCAACCATACGCTCGTTTACTGTACCCATATGTTCAGCAAGACTTTCTGCCATTACACTACTACGACCCATGTAAGTTTTAAACTTGCGGAGATTTGAAAGTTCTTCACTTAATCCGGTAATGTGCTTGCCAAAGTCATCATACGGATGACCGCCTTCACTAACATGTATTGCCATTGCTCTTGCACCACTTAAATGTTTAAATGGATACTTAAACTTTTCACCTGATGTGTTTTCAATAAAAAGCGAACCAATTTTCTTGTTTCTACTTTCGCCTTCACCTATTGCATCTGTGTGCTTAATAGATAGTTTAGCATTTCCAAATTTTTGGAAGCTAGTTTTGTGAGTGCCGTACATTTTTGACTCTGCCATTTGTGTTTCTCCGCGAGTTGCTGCCATATCTGCATAATCTCTTTTTGTAAAGTTAGTTTTGTTTATGTCTCTAACTTCGAAATTTAATAAACGTTTTTTTGAAAACATTCTTACATGTCTTAAAAACTCATACCAGTCTTTAGTTTCGGCATGGCCTACTTCATTGGTAAAGTCTTTATTATACATTATAGTTACACCTGATGTTTCATCTAGTGATATACTAACTTTACCTAAGTTTGTATTTTGACTTTTAAAATCAAACTCGTAAAATCTTGCAAGACTAGGTGCGCTAGTTACATTACCTTCGGCATCACCGATTGTAACGCTTGGATAACGTCCTCTAATCTCATTGAATAGTTGTTCTGCTACTTTATCTAAATTTCTCATTGTAAACTATTTATCAATAACTACTGCTAACGAAGATAGGCATGGGCATTTCATAATCATCATCTGCATCTATTTGACTAAACGAGTTATATATTTCTGGATCCCAGTCTTTCATCACTGTCATCATTCGAATAGTTAACAGTAAACTACTAATCAAGTCATCGTGGTGGCCTGGTTTAGCTTGGAAACTACTACCTGCTGCAATATATGCTTTTAACTCACTAATCAATGCTTTACTTCTAACTGTAAGTTTATCGTTTTCTATCATTGTTTTAAGTCTAGCACATGCAGATGTTTTACTACTATGTGTAGTATTGAATCCTTTACGGAACTTTCTTACATGACCTTTTTTCATCGGCTCGCTAATAAACAGTCCAGGAATATTTTCTTCACCAAAATCATTAATAACAATCAAACAGGCTTCGCCAATACCGTTGTTTTCAACACTCCAGTAAATAGTGCTATCACCAAGGCATTCACTTTCAATATATTTGCATACATCTGTTAGTACTCTAATCTGCCCAGGAATAGCTGTAAGGTTATGCTTCCATTCGCCAACTTGTTCGTAGCCCGGAAGTTCCATAATTTGAATAGCAGCATAATCGCCGCCGGTTCCCATACTAGGATCTAGCCCTACTATATACGACTTGCCAGGCATTGGTTTTTTATACCAGCGTATTTGACCCATGTTAATAATAGGTAGTATACCTTCCATTGAAGCAAGTTTAATACTATTAATAAGTGTTTCGTCGAATACAAGGAATTCGCAACCGTATTCACGCCGGAACTTTTCTTCGCCAATGCGACCAACTTCTGCTACCTTCCATTCTTCGTCTCTATCAGGATGTTCACTCCAGTGTGCAATAAAACTATGAAACCCGTTTGAACCTAGCTCTTGTTCATTGCCGTGTTCGTCAAACTTATTTTCTGCTTGTTTCCAAATGGTTGCAAAGGTATCTTCATCTGAGTTTGGTGTGCTTGTAATAATAGCACGACCACCTGTTGCTAGTGTAGGAGATATTGAAGTCCAAAACTCTTCAGCAATGTTAGGTTGCACAAATGCAAACTCGTCACAGTATAGTAATGAAATACTCATACCACGTCCTGTGTTGCCCGTTGTTGTTTGACTTACAATACGTGATCCATTTTCAAATTCAATACTGCCCTTGTTATAACTAGTAACCCCTGCTCTAATATGATCTGGACAACTTTCATAAACAAAGCGTATGCGTGACATAATCTCTTGTGCGCCTGTGTATTTGTGTGCAGCAATAAGACAAGTTTGATCTGGTACAAACATTGCATACCATGCTAGATAGATACTAGCACACGTAGTCTTGCCTGTTTGTCTAGGCATCATGTTGATGTTAAATCGATAGTTATGATAACTATCCATTAACCCCAACTGGTACTCATAAGGATCATACAGCAACTTTCCTTTAGTAGGATGTTGAATGTATGCAAAGTGTTTTGCAAAATGCAAATAACCAGTGTCAGGATCCATGCAGGCTAATAAGTCTGCAATTTGCTCTTCGGTAAATGTTTCTTTTCTATTTGCCTTTTTAATTAAGACGCCGTCTAATGATGCTGCCATATTGTATTTACTCAGAAAAATAGAGCCCGGAGGCCCTATTTGATATTTTTATTATTATGCTGCTTTTGCTTTTTTCATTAGCATTTGCACAATCTCTTTGGTCAATGCTGATTTTTTAATAACATCATTCATGTTGTTAGCAGCAAATCCGTTGCCGCCGAACTCAGCTAGTACTTCGCCTAGTCTCGAAAGTGCATTTCCCATCATCAAGCTAGTATCATCTGTGCCACTCATTTTTGTACTCATATCCATCATTTTACGACCTAAGTTGTTGATGTCTTTGTTCTTGTTTTCAAAGTTAGATTCAATATCGCGCTCTACAATTGACTCGTCTGCTTTTTCATCATCAGCGCCAACTTCTGGATCGTTATCATCTTTGTCTGCCCACGGTGGAACACCGTCGCCGTCATTGTCTGGTTTTTTATTAGATTTTTTTTCAGCAAGTGCTTTTGTAAGTATTGCATGAATACTTTCTTTGGTATTCATTGGATTGTCGCCGCCTGCTGTTGCTGGATACGACCCTTTTTCTTTGTGCAAGTCGTCGCCTGCCGGAATCATGTCACTAACATCGCCTGGCAGTTCTTCTGGTTCTGTAGTAGCACTGCCAAATCCGCCATCGTCGACTTCTTCGTATGCTTCTTCGCCTGCGCTAATCATACGTATTGTATCACCCATTTTTTCACTTGGTGACTTACTGCCGCAGCCTGCCATTAGGTCGGCCGGGCCGTGGTCTCCACCGCAGATTTCACACGATCCTGAATCGCTGTCTGGACTTGGTAGCATTTTTTGATTAATATCATTGATGCCAACTTCTTTTGCGCCAGTTCCTGCAAGTTGCATAATACGTAGTAGTTCCGATACTTCTGCTGCACTGTCGCCATTAACACTAATATTCATGTTTGCTTCATTTACTTTTTTCATTTTAGTTTCCTGACTTTTCTTTTTGGGCAACTTCAAGTTCTTTTAACAGATTCATTACTCGAGTTCCGCCAACTGAATCTTGAGCACTTTTGCCCTCCAACTCTTCGACAGTTAACTTTGCAACATATACTGTCTCAGTTGCTTCTTCTTGATATTCTTCTTGTGGTTCATTAGGACTACGTACAATAATATGACTTTGCGGAACGCCGCAACATTGTCCAATATATTCTTGTAATACTTGAACAGTTGTTGGATACACACAACTTATTTCAAAATAAGTAGCTTCCATGTTTTCAAGTTGTGGAAAGTCTAAAGGACGTTCTTGTATCGGAGTTGTTTTTCCAGATGCTACTTGTGAGCAACCGTATTTTTGTAAACTGGTTTCAAGCTGATCTTCAAAACCTTCTGGCAGCGGACCAGCCACACCAATTTTAAAATCATATGTTTTTTTACTCTCAGTTAAATAATCTGCAAAGTTTTTCATTATTGTATCCTACTTTATACTACTATTTATCATTGTCCATGCCTTTTAGTTTCTGTAAAAGACTGTTTCTATCAGTAACAACATATCCTTCGCCGTTGACTATATCGCCAGCACCGTTAGGACTGTTATCTCTGTCCATTTTTTCTTTTTTAAGTTGCAAGTCAATCATTTTTAACTTCTTATCCATCTTTGCAACTTTAGCATCTAAACTAGTTTTTAACATACCGCCTGCTACTTCAAACACTCTGCTTGCGTAACGTGATTCTACATTCATGCCTAGGTCCATTAAATCGTCATATGCTTCTAGTGCTCGTCTTGCAATATCTTCAAGCTCGTCGTCTGCTTTTTGGCCAAGACCCTTAACTGCTGGTAATGCACTTGCAATCTTATCAAACTCTTCTATATCACGGAATGTTTCTTCTTGTGCAATAACTGCTTGTTCTTTTACTTTTTGTTTAATATCTTCGTTGTCAGGAAGGTTTAACATTTCTTCGAGTTTTTTTGTCATAATAGCTTTCCATTATATGCTACTATTATTTATCTTATTTTCTCTTACCTGTATGAAATATATCGCTTTCTGTAACAATCCTAAATGCCATACCTTTTTGTTTACAGTATGCTCTTGCGGCTTGCCACTTGGCTTGATTAACAACATAGTGTAACTTGTTTACTTTACTCGAGCCTAACTTTTCACTAAATGCTTGATTGGCCGGTTTAACTTCAATAAGTTCAACATGCTGCTTTCCAGTACGATCTACATATACTAAAAAAAAATCCGGAACATAAATGGTGTGCTTGCCGCTTAATGGGTTTCTATAAGGAATACGTACTGCTTCACTTGCCCATTTTGTTATGCTATCATTGGTATCACACATACGCATAAAGTGAAACTCCCAACTACTTCGATAAGTTGGTGTGCGGCCGCCAATATATTTTTCAGGATTTTTTAATGCAAACTTGCCTTGCGCAAATCGAGACATTAGAGTAACACATTTCTATTTTCTTGTGTTGGTTTATCAAACTCAACAGTATATCCTAATGCACTGATTTTACTTCTATTATTATTTAAAATAGCACTTACTAGCTGACTAAGTTTTACTTCGTCTAATCCTGTTAGACTATCTAGCAACTCAAAAACATTTTTGCCTTCGGACTTGGCTTGTTGTAATATTACTGTAGTTACTGCGATTGCAGATGATTTATCAAAGTTTCTTTTTGTAAAGAATCCTAATACAGTATCAACTTCGTTACTAGTAATAGATATTGATTTTGAAAAGTAACGATCAAAAAACGTTTTTACTTCTGCTGCACTATCAGGTGATTTATTAATACTGCTATCTGTTACGCTACTCATTGTATTACTCCGGCATTACGCAATGCAGTATTAGCAGAATCGCCACTTACTAAACTTGCTTCAATTGCAGCTTTTGTACTAGTCGGTAAGCTGTCGTAGTATACTTGACTTTCTGCAATATTTCTACCAGTTGCTATTGAAATAGAACTAGTAGATTGATATCTAGCACCATCGGCTTGTTGTTGTGCTGTTGTGCCTGATTGCTGAAAAGCTGATATATTATTAAACTGTTGTGCTAATGTTAATAGGTTAGTTGTTGAGTTTGTTGGAAATACAACATCTTTATTAAATGGAACAGTGTTAGTTGATGTTACAGCAGATGTCGGCGATGTAGCTCTAATATTCTTTTGTTGTAAACTATTGATTTCAGTTAATCCAATAGCTTCAAAGAATATATCTGTAAAGACCTTTGTCCATCCGTCGGTTATTCCATTTGTATTTTTATCAACAGAACTTGTACTTGTACTACTATACGGACTAGGAGATCTATCATAATGTGCATTATCGCCAAACCCAGCAGGGTTACCATTTTCAGTATACCCTCTATTATAAAGAACAGTTTCATATGCAACACGCATATTATTTTTCATTGTTCCGCTGCCATCTGCCTGATCTACTCTATCATGGTTCCACTGTGTTAGAATAGGATTAACTAGAGTAAAGCTAGTATGATGACTATCAGCATTATTGTGGTGTAACTGATGGATTGATATACTATTAAAAAACGGAACACTATTTCCTTGTCTGTTAAATCCATGTCTATAAGTGTTAAGTGGTTCAGAATCATATAATCCTGTTTGATATGCACGAGGGCGAGTGCCTTGGTCTGCATAGTTACCATCTTCATAATAGTATCTATAATATGCTTCCCAAAGTAATGTAGTAAGTCCGGCTGCATCATCATGAAACTCAATGCCAACTTCGTCATAGTTTATTCTAGTTTGAATAACTTTTTTTCTATTGTATTGGTTTACTGTTTCAGTGTTAACTGTATAAGATGGTAGATCTGCGGAAGATGCTAGTATGTTAAACTCTCGTTTGTTTAGCATACTGCTTACACTGTTGCCAAGTTGTTTTAATGCAACTGGATTTACATCTATTACAACATGATATAAAAACTTAACCTTAGGTGTTAATCTAAAGTTGTTACGTCTATAAAGATTTGATGCGTGAGTAAAATCACCCATTATACCTTTGTTGGTATCGAAGTTGCTAAAGTTATCAAAGTTTCTGTTTAACGGCATAATGTATTTATCTTATATTTAAACTATGCATATAATAACAAATAAGGAGCCCTTTAGGGGCTCCTTATAAGTTAAGCAATCTCTGTATTATTTAAAGAGCTGCTGCGCCAGTGGCGCCAGTGCCTGTTTCTCTGTTTCTATCTTGGAAGTTGTTTGGAGTGCCAACTCCAATATTAAGCTGAACAGCATTGTCGTATTGTATAGTCAAAGCTACAGTCATTGCATCATTAGTAGAATAGTTCATCGAACCATAATCAACTGTTGTTAAGTAGCAACCGTATAGTTCCCAAGTTTCTAGTACGTTTGGTGTGTTAGCACCGTTACCGCCGTCTAGTACTTCTATACGTTGTGTAAACTTATAATCTTGTCCTGTAGCAGCACTTGACTGTTCGTAAAAATCGAACTGTTTCTGTAACTGCTCGCCTACAGATTTTTGAACATTACCATTAACATCGTCACGTAGGTTAATAGTAACCGGTGCCCATGTATGTTTTCCTGCCATATAAATTCTTGAGTTGTAAACATCAAGTGGTATTTGATCGAACGAAATATTAGGTCTTGACGCATCAATAACCTGTTTTGTAAGTTCGGTTGTATTACCTGTAATACCAAAGTTTTCAAGTGTAACGCGGAAGCGATACGCTAGTTTTGGCATCAGCAGACCTTGGCTGCTTGCACTAGTATCATTGGCTAATGGTACTGTTAAGTTTAGTAGAGTTGAGATTGCCATCTATGTTTCTCCTTATCGCATGTATTTATCATTTGTAGGGGGATTTTATTTTCCCCCTACTTTAATGACTTATAACCCTGCGATTTCTCCTGTGTTTTTGATACGTAACGGAATGTAAATAAATTCAACTGCTTTGACTGGTTCAATAGCAATATCAACATATAATTCGTTTCTATCAATTCTCGCTGGTGTGTTGTTTGATTCGTCACACACAACTAAGAAGTCATAAAGAGCTCTTAGTCCCACTAGTTCAACCATTAAACTTTCTACTTGCTGCTTGATTTCGTCACGTGTGATTTTATCATTTGGCTCAAATAGATATGGTTTTGACAACGTACTTAGTTGACTACGTAAGTACACAACTAGTCTTGCAACATTTACTCTATCAAGAGCACTTGCATTTCTTGCACGAGTTTTTTGTCCAAATACAACTAGCCCTGCTCCTGTTAGGAAAGTAATCGGGTTAACGTTGTTTTGATACAATGTGTCACGCTGTCCTTCGTTAAGTGCAATACTTACAAATTCACCTTCACTGTTGATATAACCAGTTGCAGTTGCGTTAGTAACTCCACCGCGTCTTGTACCTGCTGGTGCAAACCATGGATATGCAACTTGGTCGTTTAGTGCGTATGTACGTAGTACCATGTGACTTGCTGGAACAACAACGTTGTTGCCTGCGTTATCACTTGTGAAACCACTTGGATAGTAAACACCCAAATACTCATCTCTACTAACAAGTCCATCATCGTTATCTTCAACTACAGTTGCAACGTTAGTTGCCCATTCGTTGATCGAAGTTGCATTAGATGCCAAACGCATTGGACTATCACCAATAACAAATGCTGTTAGGCCTCTGTCGTAGTTTAGTGTAATCATTTCGCCGATTAGCTCTGGATATCCTGGAGTAGTAATCAAGTTAAAGATTCTCGATTCATCATCGCGGATGTCTTGGTTACTGTTAACCATTGCTTGTAGTGCTTGTACAACAACTTTACGTTGTGCGTTGCGACCAAAGCTACCCGAACCGTCTGCATTGTTTGCTGACTCAGTTACCCAACGATGTGGATAATATGCTGCCATACTTACATCGCCCATTCTAACGTTGTCTGCTGCTAAGTCTATGTAGTTACGTTCAAAACGCTTAACATTAAATCCGCTTCTACGTGTGTTCCAAAGCAACATACCTTTTGGATATAATGCTGGATCAGGAGCGTCAGTATCTACATAGTTACTTTCTAGTAGTTCTGCAATAGTTCCTGCTGGAGCAGTTGTTGCTGTTCCGCCACTTGTACCGTAACGTGCATCTGCAAACAAAACACCATTTTCAGTAGTTTGGTCTGTTGTATCTAGTGCTGTCCAAACATTTAATGTATTATTCCAACGATACATTGTTGGGAAAGACTCAAGATTTGCTGTACTAATCCAAAGATCGCCTGTTACCAAGTCTCCTGCATCCGAACGGCCGCCGTCTACTGGTGCTGTTGCTGAAACAATAGGCCCTGCTGGATCTGTTCCAGTATATGGACTGTCAGCGTGTAGATATCCAACCCACTTAATACCGTCGTGAACCATAACATCAACTTCGTCAATAACACTACTATACCATAGTGCGCCTTGTACTGCAAGAGCAGTTGGAGCATCACCACTTGCTGTATATGTTAGTTCTTTCCAAAGTGTTGCAATATAGTTTGTTGCTGCACCAGTTGGTGAATCATAAAAGTTTGTGGTCCCTGCGTTGGTTGTATAGTTCCATGGGGTAAATGCATCTGCTACTGGTGTACCAGTTCCATCATCAAATCTAATATCGCCGCCAAGTGCATGTGTAATAATAATTTTATTACTTGAATCTACACTAGCAGTAACATTAATTAAGCCTGCTGTATTAACTGCTGCTGCAAAAGTATCTGCATCGGCTGTTGTGCCAGCTGCTGTAAACGAAATGTTTGCTACTGTACTTAATGTTGCACTACCTTTTGTTGTTTCTTGGATAGTAAAAGCATGACTGCCTGCTGTAAATGTTGTAGCAGTAATCGCTGCACTAGTAACAGTTGTTGCACCTATAGCATTACGTTTGTAAATAGTAAAGTTAGCTACATTTGTTGCAGATTCTGTTGTATTTGTTTGTACATACAAGTTTGCAGTTGACAAGTTTGTGCCGCCTGCTGTTTTATCTAAACCAAATAACGCTGCGTGATTTGAAGTATATATTGGAGCACTTGCTGCATCCCATAGTTCTGTTGAACTATTCCAAACTTTAGCTTTCCAATCTGCACCACTGTTTGGTGTAGTTGTTTTAACCCAAATACTACCAGTTGGACGTGATGTCGTATCTGCTGTTTTCCATTCTGGAACACTTGTGTGGGCAGTTGCTTGCAATGCTGGTGGATAATATGTGCCAGCAGTAATGCCTGCATCTACTAGAGCTGCGCCGCCTAGTGTAATACTTGCATGTGTTGAACCATCGTTAAAGATAGCCAATTTGCCGTCTACTGCTGCTGCTCTAATACCTACACCGGTTATTGCTGCATTGAAATCAGCAACAGTTTGTGTAAGAGTTGTTCCAGTTAATGCAACTGTACTACCAGACTCTGATTCTGTAATAGTTTCACCAATTGTATAAGTTACTGAAGCTGCTGTACCTGTTACTGAAGGCCAGCTGTCTTTCCAATCTGCACTACCTACTTGTACCCAAGTACCAGCAGTATTTTTATACCATGTGCGGATAATAGTTGAAACTGCCACGATTGCATAATCGCCAACAGCGCCAACTGCTGCTTTTGGAGTATACGGTGTTGATCCTGTTGTGCGTGTTGCATCTGTAATAACAGTAATTGCTTTATTTGTAAATGTTTGACCAGCTGTATTAGTTGCTGACTGTGCGGTTGCGTTCCATTCAAATATACCGTACTTTGAAGTTTGCGTATCTAACCAGTAAGTTCCGTTTGTTGGGTTTGCTGTTGTTGGAGTTGAACTTGCTGTTAGTGATGTAAGATCTGTATCTGCTCTTACAACATAGGCTCTGTTACTTACACCCAAATACGAATATGCTGCTTGTAGGCCGTATTCATTTTGCTCGCCGCCATGAATAGGATTGTTATTTGCATCTGTATAAAATAACGGATCGCCAAATGTATCTACTAGATCGCGTTGTGATGTTAGTAGGTATGGTTTGCCTGCGTTGGCTTTTAAAGTACCTGGTGCTGTACCAGTTCCTGCGCCGTTTGTTTTGTTTTCGCCAGTTGCGACAAAAATAATAGGTACTGTACCTGGTTCAGCTGGAGTATAAAAACTCTCATCAATAACTGAAACTGATACACCTGGGGAAGTTAATGCCATTTCTTTTTCTCCTGTAAAGTGGTTTCTTACTATTATTTAGCAGGTCACTAAAGAAAAAGGGTGTTTTTAGGGGTTAAGTGCGTATATAACTCATTAACTGATCTACATTAAACTGTAGTTCTTCTAATGATCCGTTGTTGTCAATGGTAAAATCGGACATCCAGTGTTCTAGGCTCATACTGTCTTTTGATTCAGGAGGAAGATGCATACTACGATCAACCCAAATACAATGTTCAAATACACCAGTGTTTTGCATTGCAAAGAATTCACGCTTGTTGCGTAGCCCACAATAAATGTCGTAGGCGCCAAACATTTCTCTGCCTAAAGTCGCTGCATCAGGTACATTATAAGCGCAGATAGCATCATACCATTCTGTTCTGTGATTATGCCTGTCAGCATAGCATTGTTCTTCATTAACATATCCATACTTGTCCTTTAGTTGATTGTAGATAAACCGTGTGCTGCAAAACTTGCTGCTGCTTTCAAATGTATAGTTGTATTTGTCTCGTAGGATCTCGCACACAGTATCTTTACCGTGCCTGCCGTGCCCAATGACTAGTAGTTTCTTATTCATAGTATTACTATAGCATACTATTTAAATAGTGTCAATAGATTTTATCCGATTAAGAATCCGTAGCCGACGCCGCCTGCAACTGACATTGCTAGATCGTTTTCTAGTTTTTCCATCTCTTGCTGTGCTTCGGATTTTAAACTATCACCATTTAGTGTTGTTCCACCGCCTGGGCCTGCAATAGTTGCAAACTTACTACGTGCTTCACCTAGCATATACTTACAGTTAGCAAGTGTATAATCTTTAAGCCACTGGAATGCTTTGTAATCTTTAAACAACTCAAAGTCGGGTCTATGATTATAGCACCACAACAGCACTTCTTCTTCTGCTCTAGGGCGTGTTAGTATTGTTAGTTTCTTATTACTTGTATTCCAAGTGAACTCAATAAACGAGCCAAACATACGTCCTACAAGTTCTTGCTGTTGAGCAAACATATCGTATGTTGCTAAGCCGCCGATGCCACTTCCTGCTAACAAGTATGTGTTTGTATAAGCAAGGTTGAATGGTTCAAACGTTGTTCCGCCACTAGCGTTGCCGCCAAGTCTACTACCAACACTGCGTCTATAAACTTTTCTTACTTCAATAATATCAGTAGGCAATGTGTATGCGTTTTGATCTTGCGATAATGCAAGTGTAATATAACTTTCTTCAACTGCGTTTTCACTGCGCTGTCTATATTTGCTTAGACTTTTTGATAGTGCTGTATTGTAGTGGATTGGGTCTAGTTCAACGTCGACCATTCCTCCGCCTAGGAAAGCGTTTACATAATCAAATACTTCTTGTTTTTGTGTTGTTAAGTCGGTCATTGTTTGTCTCCACAAGTATTTATGCTAAATATACATATGCCAAGACTAAGTTTATATAGACCAGAAAAAACAAAAGATTACAGTTTCATCGATGGTGTTGTCCTCGAGCAGTTTACCGTTGGAGGGACTGATTTTAATATACACAAATATCTTGGTCCAAAGACTACGTTAGCAGAAGATGCAACTGCCGAACAACCCGTTTATGATGTTGTTAAAGAAACTAACATTCAAGACTTGTTATTTTTAGAAAATAGAGATCGCAAATACGATGAAGACATTTATACTATTCGAGGTCATTACAATGTAAGCGATCAGGATTTTGATCTAAGTCAGTTTGGGTTATTTTTACAAAATGATACTTTGTTTATGACAATACACATTAACAGTAGTGTTAAACAACTTGGCAGAAAGATTATGCCAGGTGATGTAATAGAACTCCCGCACATGAAGGACGAGTACGCTGCTAACGATTATAATGTTGCACTAAAACGTTTTTATGTTGTTGACGAAGTAACAAGAGCAGCAGAAGGATTCAGTCAGACTTGGTATCCACATTTGTACAGAGTAAGAAGTAAGCAAATACTTGATTCACAAGAATACAAAGATATACTAGACTTGCCAGCAGAAGAAGGCAGTGACACAACTCTTAGAGATGTGCTTAGTACATATGATAAAGAGATAGAAATAAACAATGCTATTATTGCACAAGCCGAAGTTGACGTTCCACTGAGCGGATACGAAACTATACAGTTTTACACATTACAAGTTAATGATGTAGGCGAGGTTCAAATAGTAAGTACTGACTATAATACATTATTAGCAGACGGCGGAATAACAGCAGATACAGTTTTTGTTACTCCTGATGGAAACGGATATCAAGGATATCTTGTCGGTGACGGAATACCGCCTAATGGTGCACCGTATGGTACTGGCATTAGTTTTCCAGGCGGACCAGATACAGGCGATTACTTTTTAAGAATTGATTTGTCTCCTAATAGATTGTTTAGATACGATGGAAATAGTTGGCGCAAAATAGAAGATTCAGTAAGAACCACACTTACACAAACAAGTGGTCGCGATACTCTAAAAGGCACGTTTATAAACAACACAACAGTAAATAGTATTAGCGGAGAAGAAGTTGTTGAAAGACAGGCTCTGAGTAAAGCTCTAAGAGCAAAGGCAGGTGACTAATGCAATTTTTCTATGATGGACAGATACGTAGATACATTACACAGATTGTAAGAGCATTTAGTAATTTTAGCTATCGCGACGGCGAAGGCGATATTAAAGTAGTTCCGGTGTTGTATGGTGATATTACAAGACAGGTTGCTAGTATTATTAGAGAAAACAGTGACAACAAACTACCAAGTGCGCCAAGAATGGGTGTATATATTACTAGCTTACAAATGGACAGAGCTAGACTAAGCGACAGTAGTTATGTAAGTAAGATTAATCTTAGAGAAAAAACGTTCGACGCAGGGACAAGTAGTTACACAGCAAGTCAAGCTAAAGGATACACAGTTGAAAGATTGCACCCAACTCCTTACACATTAAGTGTTAATGTTGATGTTTGGTCAACAAGTACTGATCAAAAACTGCAAATATTAGAACAAATCTTTATGCTGTTTAATCCAGACTTAGAATTTCAAACGTCTGACAACTATGTCGACTGGACAAGTTTAAGTGTGTTATATTTGGAAGATATTAACTTTAGTAGTAGAACAGTACCAGTAGGAACACAGGACGATATTGATGTTGCTACATTAGGATTTACTGCGCCCATTTATATATCTCCGCCAAGTAAAGTTAAAAAACTTGGTATTATCACAGATATTATTACAAGTGTTTACAATCAAGACGCAGGTACTATTAGCTTAGAAGGATTTAATCCATCCACTAACGGAGACGCAGGAGCAGCAAGCGGAGTTACAGTATTGCCAGATGGAACTGTTGTTAATGACGGTAGTATTGGTATTACAAGTACTCAAAATATTGGAAATGGATCGCTTAACTTATCAAACCCATTGATTGTAAGTTATCGCAACTTTGATTTAATTGTTAACAACGACACTGCTCAACTAGCAAAGAATAAAAGTCTACGAGTTGGAGATATTAGTTGGAAGAATATACTCGAAGCTGAATTGCCATCCCAGTACCAGCCCGGCATAAGTCAGATTAGATTACGTAGAGCAGAAATGACCGGCGAGATAGTTGGTACATTTAATGTATACGAAAACGACACAATGAATATGATCATTGATTGGGACGAGGATACATTGCCAGCAAATACTATTTTAGTCGGACCAACTAAATCAGATGGTACAATAGACTATATTGTTGATCCAATAACATTTAATCCTAACACTGTTAAGGCTTCGGGCGTAAGAATACTAATGCTTGGCCCTATTGGTTACAAAGTTGAACGTACCTTTAAAGCAACTGCCAGCAGTACAAGAATAGATACTGACATAGATTATATTATTAGCAGCAGTGATTTAGCAGGCAGAGAAGGCGACGAACGTGTAACTACATTCCAGGTATTTGTTAACGGGGTGCCTGTTGCTGCAACAAAATCAAACGTCAACGACAAGTTTGTATTAAACTTAACTACAAAGTATGATGTAGACGATGTAGTTTCTTATGTTTTAAATCTCAACGAACAGGGCCCTGCTGCATGGAAAAATGCAGACAACACTGACTTTTCAGCAGATGCAAATGACATTGCTGAATGGAACGGATCTAAATGGGTTAATATATGGAACTCAAGTGAAAATACTACAACTACATATGTTACTAATATAACCACAGGACAACAGTTTTATTGGAATAACTACTACTGGCAGAGTGCAGTTGACGGATATTATCCACGAGGCACTTGGACTATTACACTTTAAAATAAGTATTTGTATGAATAAAATAATTTGTAGTGGTGCTCTATTTTACAGTCTTGAAACAAAAAGATTTCTCTTTTTACATCGTACCAAAGGAAAAACAAAAAATCTTTGGGGATTAGTCGGTGGTACAAACGAAGGAGCCGAAACTCCGTGGGAAGGCTTAAAAAGAGAAATTGAAGAAGAAATTGGAGTAGTTTCTAATATTAAAAAAACTATTCCACTAGAAACTTTTATAAGCAGTGATAGTCACTTTAGTTTCCATACATATTTGTGTGTAATAAACAATGAGTTTATTCCTAAACTAAATGACGAACACAATGGATATGCGTGGGTAACATTTAGCGCATGGCCTAAACCGTTGCACAACGGGTTAAACAATACACTAAGAAGTAAAACTAATCAAAAAAAACTCGATACGGTTATTAGACTTGTGGATATGATTGCGTAAACGTTTCATGCAACCATTCAAAATCATTAATCTTTGCAAGCTCGGTTAGATTATCTTTATTTTCAGTTCCAAATGCTCTGCCTGCGATTGCACCAGCAATAGTTGCATCTCCAAATGACTCTGCTGACCCTCTAGTACACCATGCGTCTAATCTAAAATCTGTTTCGTCGTCTTGCTGTCTAGCAATAATTTTTGATGCTAACTTAGCACATTCTCTAAATCCGCTGCGCCAGGCACTAAACGCATCTGTATTAAAGATAGTAGTATTACTCATTTCGTTAATGCCTTTAAACTTATCACTAATACTAGTAGTCATATCTGTTGTGCGTTCATCTAAGTTTCGTGTTAACATAGTAGGTAGTAGTTTTACGCCGCCATATCCGTATACTAGCTTGTTAACAGGATTTAAACTTCTCCAAACATAAACAGTATCTTTGCCATCAATGTCGTATGCCGGAATATAATAACTAAAGTCAAAATTATCAATAACGTTTGCATCCCCGTCAACTACCCAAAACATTTCTGTTTCTACTAGTTCTGCTGCACGTTTGTGAGCAGCATGAATTCCTTTAATATCCATTACACGTTTAGCTCTTGGAAATCTAAAAGATAAATCGTCAAAGTTTTCTTCGGCATTAGCTTCGCCGTTACTAATAAACACAATATCATACGGGTTAGGCATACTGCCAACTTCGTCGTATTCTTTTTTAGTAACAAAGAATCTATAATCAATTTCACGCTGACTAATATTTAAGTGTTTACTAACTAATGCAATACCGTCATAAAAATCTCCATTTTTCCAAACGTGATTAACTTTTCTTTCATATTGATTGTGATGACTAATATAAAAGTTCCAGTTAAAATCATAGACGGGTAAAAATGAATGATTTACCATCCAAAACATATCAACATTACAAGATTCCTTAGCTTCTAAATAATCTTTGTAACTATTTACAGTGTATATAGGATAAGGCTTTGGAGTACTTGCTACAATATTGTATTCTTTTTTCTTAATAAGAAATCTATGCTCAATTTCTTTTTCACTAACTAATACATTTTTACTATACAATACAATACCATCATAGTTTTCATCATTTAGGAAAACATGATTAATATTTCTATCGTAGGAGTTCTGATGACTAAAGTACAAATCAAAGTCAAAGTCTTTATCTACTTCAATATCAGCTGGCACACCCCAAAACATTTCAGTATCGGTATTATATAATGCTTCTGTATAATCTTCGTAGTTGTTAATAGTAAACTTATTATATTTTTTAGGATTACTTGCAACCACGTTATGCTCTTTTTTGTTTACATAAAATCTATGTTCAAACTCTTTTTCGGATATTTTAGCAGTTTTAGTTAAAAGTGCAATACCGTCATAGTGTTCGCCATTTAAGAAAACATGATTTGTTGATCTGTCAAAAGTGCTTTGTTCATGAAAGTATTTGCTCCATTTAAAATTATCACACACTTCTACATCACTAGGTACTAACCAAAACATATCAGTTTGGCAATGATTAAATGCATTAACATATTGTTCATATGTGTCTACAGCAAATGTTTCAAAGTCATGCGGATTACTTGCAACAATATCGTGATCAATTTTTTCAGTTGGTTCTTTAAGTTCTATTTCTTCTTTGCTTAGTTTAACATACTTACTAAACAAAAATACCCCATCATATTTGTTTCCATTTAGCCACGCATGATTGATTTTTCTGTCGCTGCTGTGATGACTAATATAATAATCAAACTTAAAATCTTCTTCAATAACAACTTGCTCTGAGTATCCCCAGAACATATCTGTAGTAGTATTTTCCATTGCATACAAATAATCACTGTAGTTTTTAACAGTGTATACATCGTACTTGCGTGGATTACTTGCCATAATCCTAACTTCTTTTTTGTTAGCAAAAAAGCGATGAGTAATTTCACGATCGGTAATATTATAAGACTTTGGACAAAGTACAATACCGTCTAGTGTATCAATGTCTCCATTGCCAAACACATGTGGTATGTCATAACTCCATTCGTCTGGTTTATAACTAAACTTGAAAGTATCTCTTACATCTGTATCGTCGTAAACAATCCAGAACATATCTGTAAAACTTTGTTGCTGTGCTTGTTCATATGTTTTGACTACTTGTAAGTCAAACCCTCGAGCTTCTAGTTTTTCTAATACTGTTTTATCTTTACCAATATAAAAAATATCAAACTTGTCTTTACCATTGTACGGATCATAATGTCCGGCAATATAGTTTTCGTGTACAATATTATATTCTACTGTGTGTGCGTCTACTGGAACAAGTACTACACTATCAAATGTTTTTACTTTACGGCTTTTATCAAATACATAAGGAAACTTATAAATGCTGTTGTTGCTAGGTTTGTAATACCAAGGAAAACTTGCATACGTTGTAATATTTTTATCAACCAACCATACAAACTTAGAGTTTCCTGTATATGTTTCTAATACAGAAAAGTCTGTAGGATTATCAACATACAAAATATCTGCTTTGTTTAAAATATGATTCTTTAAAGAATCTTGTCCAGGAAACATAGTTGTTGTCTGTACATTTAGTCTTTCAAATCTGTCAATAGCTTTCATAGTATATTTGCCTTTGTTCCATAATGTGCAAGTTTGATACCTGCATCTATCCATACTTCGTAACCGTGGTGCATTGCTTGATTACAAAAGTATATATCCTCTCCGCTAAAAGTATCTAATCGTTTGTTATATTCGTGGTCAAACCACGGCTTTGGCAAGTTGTTATACACATCTGCATTAACCAACATACATCCCATACCTACTGCCCATACCTGGTGTAACCCATTGTTTTCATTGAGTCTTTTTTGTATATCATCAGGATCGGTAAATGCAACAGTTTGATACGGTGAATACCTAGTACTGTATTGGCCTGCGACAATGTCTTTGTTGTGTGATAACAGAGTTTCGAAAACAGATGGCGGAAAGTGCATATCACTGTCGAGCCACAACAAGTGAGAAGCATTTTTTTCTAATGCTTCTTTTGCTAATGCAGTTCTTGATTCGGCAATAACACTAC